ATGCCATTGAAGAAATTAACAAGAAACACAAGGGTGGCATGAAGAAAAAGAAGATGATGCTCAATGAGGAAATGCCATAAACATCTTTTACCTATCACACGACCCAAAAGAATGTGCCGAATGGCATGTGGATCGTCATTCAGTTAAAATGATTTTAGAATATGCTCAATTACTTTCTACTGCCCATCGTGTGCTTGATGGTGTAGAACTTAGTGGTCTTTCTGCTACAGGAAGAAAAAAGAAATTCTGGACTTTATCAGATAGCCGTGAGCATATATTGTATAAGGCTACCCATATTCATCATCCTTCAGCGGTTTGGGTGAGACAGTCTGATGCAAATTATGCTTGGTTGTATCGGTTGTTTGGTGCATTGATGGATGAGTATACCTATCGTTATGGTAAAACTCATGCATGTGAAAAACTTTCTGATGCATTAAGTTATCGACCAAAGAATATTTTGAAAAGTGAATTTACTGAGCCAACTCCTGCGATGCCTGATGAAGTGAAAATTGCAGGTGATTCTATCAAGTCTTATCGTAACTACTATATAAACAACAAGATGCATTTAGCGTCATGGAAAAAGAGAAGCCCACCAGGATGGTACAATGCCAACTTATGAATTTTTAGATACGAAAACAGATGAAATTTTTGAAACGATTATGAAGATTAGTGAGAGAGAAGAATTTCTTTTAAGCAATCCTCATATTCAACCGGTGATATCCGCACCAATGCTAGTGTCAAGTGTATCAACAACAGGAAAAGTACCTGATGGTTTCAAAGAGGTGCTTTCTAAAATTGCTGAGAAATATCCAAATAGTTCTGTTGCAGATAGGCATGGTAGACGGTCAGCAAAAGAAGCAAAGACAAGAGACATTGTAAAAAAGTATACCGACAAGATGACGAAAAATATTAAATGACCTTTAACTTTATAAAATTACCGGAATTAGATTTTGACTTAAAAGCAGAAACTACTGAATCTGGAAGAAAGTATGTAACGCCAAATGGTGCAAGGTATCCTTCCGTTACTACTGTATTGTCTTCCTACAGTAAGAAAGCAATCATGGAATGGAGACAAAGAGTTGGTGCTGAAGAAGCAAATAAAATTGCAGGTCGTGCTTCTCGCCGTGGTACTCAATTGCATTTTTTATGTGAGAAGTATATTCTTGGTGAATTGACTGAAATGAAACGGCAGACACTAATGCCGTTAGATAAAATGATGTTTGGTCAATTGAGACCAAAGTTAGATAAGCATGTTGGTGATGTATATTGCCTTGAGCAGGCATTGTATAGTAACAGTTTGAGATTGGCAGGTCGTGTTGACTTGATTGCAGAATGGGATGGTGAGTTGTCAGTGATTGACTTCAAATCTTCCACAAAGGAAAAACAAGAAGGTTACATTCGTAATTACTTCATGCAATGTTCAGCTTATGCTGAGATGTTTGGTGAAATTACAAATAGACCAATCAATAAGATTGTGGTAGCAATTGCAACCGAAGAAGAAGTGCCACAAGTATTTGTGAAAGACAAGAAGGAATATTTGCCAGAATTGAATCAATTCATTGATAAATACTGGCGTGATATTGCTGTATGAAGTAAAGAGAAAAGTGTTCTGGACGGGGATGCAAATTCCCCCTCCTCCACCAAAAGCATGAGATTCAATCACGGCGCCATCTGTTGTAGCAGAAGTGTAACGGATCAATCATCTACAATGCTTTTGATGGGGGAGAATAGTTTCGACAGGGCAAAGAGTAACAGAGCGGACAGCACGGTAGGCGATGACCGTTAATCAAGCAAAAAACGTAAATGCAAACGATAGCTCTTATGAGTACGCATTAGCAGCCTAACAGCCGCTTAGGGTTTTGGTTGGTTTCCTAGTAACAGAATAACCAACCTTTTATATTATGATGGAGTGATGTTGTGCCTTTGATTTTAGAAAATGTTCGTATAGAACCAATTGAAGAAATTAAGATTGCGGCAGAACCAGCAATTACGAAGATTGAAAATTCTTCGATAAATGGTAATGAATTGCTGTTTATATTTTTATTATTTTGCATGTTGTATCTTTTCCGTGTTCAGTTGTTTTATCTATTGACATTGATTGCAAAAGTGTGTATAATAGCATTGTTCGCTTATTCAACATATATCCTATTCAGGTAATGGCAAATTATAAAAGAAAAAAACCAAGAAGAAGTTGTAAGTGTACCATGTGTACGCAGTTTAGATGGCTGGGTAATTCAGCCGGAAGAAAAAGAATCTCTGATGTTCGTAATGACGATAAGTTTAAATCATACAAGGAAACAGAGTGAAAATTTATAAAAGTAATTACCGGCATCATTGGGTATCACCATATGAGATTCTCAAAACAGTTTGTTTTTGGGAAAAAGATGAAGATGTATTTTATGACCTTGAAGACACTGGTACAGGAAAATATATCAAATTGATTAATTTTTTAAACCCATTTTGTATCGCATGGCAAAAGTTTCTTGACTTTGTTCATCCACATATTAACTATGTGAAAATTGATCGATATGATACTTGGTCAATGGATCATACCTTAGCAGATATCATTTTGCCAATGTTGAACCAATTACAAAAAGATAAACATGGTGCACCTTTTGTTGATGATGAAGATGTACCAGAAGAGTTAAAATCTACATCAGCACCACCAAAAGAAAATGAGTGGGATATCGATGAGAATCATTTCAAAAGATGGGATTATGTTGTTGGTGAAATGATTTTTGCTTTTGAATGTAAAGCTGATGATACATGGGAAGAAAAGTTTCGTTCTGGTGAATTTGATAAAAAGACAGTTGCTTGCAAATGGGATGAGAATGGTAAAGCAACAATGTATCAATGGGTTGACGGACCAAAACATACCTATACATTAGATATTGATGGCATGCAAGAAGTACAAAAACGAATTACAAATGGTTTTCGTTTGTTTGGTAAATATTACGAGGGCCTTTGGACCTAAGTTTTACAATTCCTATGAGATTAAATCGCTTATAAATAAGTAACCAGCAATCACACAAATCGCTGGTGACACACACTACACACACAGGAGAAACAATATGTCAAATCTAACACCGTTTGAAATCAGACTTGAGCTTTTAAAAATGTCCAAGGACATGCTTACCGAGGATTACTATGGTAAGCGAGAAGTAGTAAGCAACGACTGGGCAGCAAAGGTCGAAGCAATCAAAATCAATGGTGGAGTTATTCCGGATCATCCTGGATTTCCTCCATACCCACTGGAAAGTGAAATCATAGCAAAGGCAGCAACGCTCAATGGTTTCGTTTCTAATATAACACCCGATACAATCAAACTAAGCAAAAAGTCTACCACCTGATGGGTGAGGAGATCGCACTGTTTTGAGTGCGCTCTCCTTTCAACACAAAGGAGTAAGAATGAAATCCAGTTTTTTAATTTGTATTGTCACTGTCATGGTGATACTTACAATAAGTTTTGGAATGGCATCACAGATAAGACATGACATGCCTTTTAAAACCAAATTCAACAGCTTGTCACCACAAGCAAAAGAAGAAGTTGAATGTCTAGCCGAAAACATTTACTTTGAATCTGCCCATGAACCAAAACAGGGGCAGATTGCTGTTGCGTTTGTTACCTTAAACAGAGTTAATTCCGGTTTATTTAAAACAGATATCTGTGGCGTAGTGAAACAAAAAAATAGGAATGTTTGCCAGTTTTCTTGGTATTGCGAAGATAAACCTTACCGCATTTCCACTGAAAAAAGCTTGACATCCACCCCCAATTTGTTGTATAATGGTATTAGAGAGTTAGCAGTAAGCATCTATATCAATTATGAACGAATGATAGATCCATCCAATGGTGCTTTATTTTATCACGCTGACTATGTTAATCCTGGATGGAAAAACATGCGAACAACTGCCGTTATTGGTCGCCACATATTTTATACTAGAAGAGGAATGTAAAAATGCCAGCTAAATTAGGATACCCAACATCAACTACTGTATCATTGACATTCGTGTTATTGGCAGCAATATTTGGATTAGCTTATTACAATATAATCGATAGAAGTCTCATGGCACAGAACATTGATGTTGCAATCACAAAAGGCATTGACCCATTATCAGTAAGATGCTCATATGCAAAGAGTGATGATATTATTTGTGTGGTTTTTGCTTCATCAGCACAATTTCACAATGCAGGTGTTACAGGTGTAACAATTAAGAAATAATTTTTTTAGGAGTATATTATGGCTATTCAGCAAATGAGTGTTAATGAAATTTCAAATCCAGCAGACCGTGAAAAGTTGTTGAAAGTAATCCGTGAGGTGTCCGATTCAATGGCACGATCTCAGAGTGAGAAAGATTATATCCGTGAAGCAATTGCGGACATTAGTAAACAGTTACAATTACCAAAGAAGATTGTAGCTAAAATGGCAAAGGTGTATTTTAAACAGAACTATGATGAAGAGGTTGCTGTGCAAGACCAATTTGAAACCCTTTATGAAACGATTGTAAAATGAAATATATTTTTAAACAAATAGACAATGTTTCTGGCCGTAATGCAGAAACTACTTTTGAATTTAGTACAAATTCGCTTCCTGATATTCTGGATCAATTTCAAATGTTTCTCCGTGGCTCAGGTTTTTATCCATCAGGTGTTTTAGACTTTGTGGATGAAGATGCTTGTGGACCAGAATGGTATAATGAAGAGTTTGATGTATCACCAGAAGAATCAACTATTCAAGATACGCAATCTGATCCAGAGTGGCATCCTAACTGGCCATTTCCAAGAAGTAGTTCAACTGAAGAGGTAAATGAATTGAGTGAAGAATCATATAATTTTGCACCATCTGTCGGAATGCAATGGACAGTGAATGAATTGATGAAAGGTCCAATGACTGTTCAATCAATTGAGGATTGTTCAGTTTGCGGTATTAATTTAGATAAAATGAAATATCAAACCTGCTGGAATGTTAAGTGTGCAATAGGCAACGATGCCTACTAAAGATGAGATGTTAAAATTTGCTAAGTCAATAGAGCACCTTGTTGCAAATACTGATTACAATTACATAGAAGCAATTGTTGACCACTGTAAGACAACTGGTCTTGAAATTGAAGTAGCTGCAACATTGATTAACTCTAACCTTAAATCAAAAATTGAAGCTAACGCAATGGATAATAATATGCTAAAAGACAAGGGTGCTAGATTGCCCATATGACAGGCTATCAAACATTTGAAATTTATCAGGCACTCAAGTTACACTTTACATCGGATTCTTACGACTATTTGAAATATAATGGCAAGACCAATGTTAGTGTAACCGCTTTTGAAAATAGAAAAGATAAGTATCACTTTTACAAACTGTCTCGTAAATGTAATAACAAAGATGATTTAATTAATTTTGTTGTTGCCAATTTTGTAGAAGATGAAAAGTCTTGGGTAGGTAACCTATTGATGGAAGAAGCAGATATGAATTACCGAAAAAGACAAAAGGTAATTCAATCGCTGTCGTATACATTTGAGAATGATTTAACAAAGGTATTTGATGGTTGTTCTAACCCTAATGACTTGATTGTTGTGCATGATGGTGACTATCCTAGTCTATTGACAAAGACTTTACAGAGAGATATACAGATTGAAACCTTGTGTATTCTTAATGACATCCTTGGATTCTTTCCTATGTGGTCTAAGAAGATAACAGACAATATTCGGTGGCCAGAATACAGGCGAAAATGCACCAAGTATGCCACATTTCTCCCCAAGGATAGTGTAAAATATAAACTTATATTGAAGAAGGTGATTGATGATTGAGAAGGTGTAATTGTTGCCTTCAACAAGACAGGTGGCATCGGTAACTTCACACAGATATCGGTGAAACTGTGCAAAAATTAAATAGTCTGCTTGCAAAGCAACTAAATAATTTGATATAATGATACTGTGAACAAAACGCTATACAAAAACATACATTTTATACAAGGAAATAATATATGAGCTCTTTCGCAAACCTCAAACGCAGTCGCAATGATTTGGATAAATTAACCAAAGCAATTGAAGACTCCGCATCCCCCGCTTCTAAAGAAGCTGGATCAAAAGATGACACCAGACTCTGGCAACCTACTGTTGATAAAGCAGGCAATGGCATGGCAGTTATTCGCTTTCTTCCAGCACCTGCGGTAGACGGTGATGATGCACTACCTTGGGTTCGTAGATTTGACCATGGATTTCAAGGTCCAGGCGGTTGGTACATTGAAAACTCTCTGACAACTCTCAATCAAAAAGATCCAGTATCAGAGTATAACACTACATTATGGAATTCTGGCATCGAAGCAAACAAAGAAATTGCACGGAAACAAAAACGCCGTTTGCATTACATTGCTAACATTCTGGTTGTATCAGACCCAAGTAATCCATCAAACGAAGGTCAAATCAAACTGTTTAAGTTTGGTAAGAAAATCTTTGATAAGCTTACAGAGGCGATGAATCCCGAGTTTGCTGATGAAACACCAATCAACCCATTTGATATGTGGGAAGGTGCTAACTTCAAGTTGAAGATTCGTAATGTTGAAGGCTATCGCAACTATGATAAATCAGAATTTGCTGATAAGTCTGCATTACTTGATGGTGATGATGAGAAACTTGAAACGCTCTGGAAGAAAGAATACTCTCTAAAGGAATTTACCGATCCATCTAACTTCAAGTCATATGAAGTATTGAAGGCAAAGCTTGATAAGGTTTTGGGTTTTGATGGTGGTTCTTTTGTAAAGACTAAGGCAGAAGATGCTGTCTTTA